GTTATTACGCAATCTAATATTGCGCTCTTTGTTAGTCGGGACTAGCCATCCAACAATGTTCCACTTGGCGTTAACGAGTGTGAGGGAGATCGTGCAAACGGTCCAGATGGCCGACAAGGCGCGAGCTAGCTTTGATCGTTTTGGCTTGGGGTTGCCTACCGCAGCAGTTGTTGCTGCTGTGGCTGGCTCCACAGTCAGACATCACGTCAAGCGCGCGTTGCCATCCATTGTGAAGGGCGGAGCTGTGGTCGCAGTGGCGGCTGGTGTTTTGTACATGGTGAAGAGTCACTATGATGAGGAACAACCAGCTGAGGATGCTGTTGACTTTTTGGCTGCCGTGTGGGATGATAGGTTAGCGGAGGAATGTTTGACGGACATTCCCCTGGATAATAGCACGCTCCACGATGGAGTAGTTGCGTGTCCGCAACCGCTAAATTGGGGTCTAGAGAACCTAGACCAGGACACAGCCCAACCAGGGGACTGTGACCAAGTTGCTACCAGCGCAACCACCGGCGAGGATGCCGGAGCTGAGAGTTGTGACACACCTCCAAGTGTTGGCCCAGAGCGTATAGTCAAGTCGACTAAACCGCTTGAAGCCAGGAACACTCGGGCCTTGGTTAACATGAACAACCGCATTACGTACAGTCGTCGTGTGTTTGATGCATGCAAGGTCAAGTTTGGCACCCCAAAGCACACTGAAGCGAATTTCAAGGCTGTGTGGCGATACGCCGCAACCATGATGAAAGATCACGGGTTGCGGCCTTCACACCAGGCGTCTGTCTTGCCGCTGATTGTCACCAAAGTGTTTGTGCCTACCGTGGCTGAGCTTGTGGCTCAGAAGCAGGTAGGAGCTTACCGCATGATGGTGGAAGGCAGATTTGATGAAACCTTGAGTACGTGGGACCGGTGGGCACGTAAGTGTCAACGGTTCTTTGGTAGTGAATAGGGGCGCCAGGTCAAGATGCGCGATAGCGTAGTTTATAAGATACCCAGTGTGTCGCATGAGCCCACGGAGGATACGTGGGAGGCGCTGCGCAAAGAGGATCCGAACTATGCTAGTTTGGCCGTGCATTGGAGACTGGAGGCCGAGAAAGAGAGAGCAGTGTATGTGGTCGGGGGAATTGGGTCGTCAGACCGTACCTTGTGCACTAACGCTGCTGATGTCATGACAACTTGTGCCGCCATCGCTGAGCGTATGATCTACGCGAAGGTTGGTGGCAAACTGCTAAAGAGAGCGGGTCGTAGGAAGGATTACTACGATGGGATATTAGGTGATTTTAAGAAATTGGTGGTAAAGGCAGCTGGCCGCACTTTCCACCCTGTGACCCCCGAGGAATTCGTGGACAGTTACAAGGGTCGAAAGCGTACGGTTTACGCTAACTACCTCGAAGAATACCTGGAGAAAGGCGTGCAGAAAATGCATGCCACATTTCGAACTTTCATGAAAGTGGAAAAAGTGCCGACTACCAAGTCGCCACGAACCATCCAACCTCGAAGCCCAGTGTACAACATAGGGCTTGGACGGTACCTGAAGCATTGCGAGAAACCCATTTTCCGGGCCATT